ACAGAGTTTTCTTTTTAATGCACTAACTTTTCGTATTCCTTCCTTATATTATAATCCCTAAATGTAGTTAATATTTAGGGATTATTTCTTGTATAGCTTATTTACTCTTAATAAGCTTACCTTTTTTCAGCAAATTAAGTAACTTTGTATTCTGCATTGCACTGCCGGTATAATTTTTAACCCCGTTTAAGGTTGCAATCCTTTTGCGGTTGCTCTTCGAAGGATTGATGCTTAAGGATTTCAGTGCATCCACAAGCGATTTCGACTTGCCTTTATATTTCAGATAATATACAATCTTTTTCTTGACAGGTTTCTTATTTTCTTCAACTTTTTTTGCAACTGGCTCTTTGTAGAGTACGTTCAAATCAAAATTGCCAGAATTGCCGCTTGAGATTATTTTAGGAAATCTCCCTTTCGAAGTATACTGCCATGCGATATTGGCCGTCGCTGGCTTTTTCTCCTCGTCCGGATTTGTTGCAATCTGCATTCGTTTATCTCCCTGATAATAGCGAGCAATCCACCAATTCTGGCATTTAATCTGTTTCCGGTCAATATGCTCCTCATAATAACTTTTCCCGGTATAAACTCCAAAAGTATATCCTCGACTTTCTACAACCTGCTGTGCAGCGTTAACGATTTCGGCAATCTTTGTTTTACTTAGGCTTGCCTGCACTTTATCTTCCAGATCAAACCACACACCATAGACAAAATGTGTTTTGTCAATCTTATCTAAGATATCACAGACCAGCTTCATGTCACTTTTCGCTTTTGCAACTGTTGTGGCGTATGAGTAATTGTATACTCCCCAGTCGATTTTGTTTTTATTGCAGGCTGTGTAATTCTCATTGAACTTTTTATCTCTCGCAAGGTCTTTTCTAATAATCTTTAAAATCGCTCCCTGACATCCGTATGATTTCGATTTTTTCCAGTTCACTGTTCCGTTATAGCTTGATACATCAATTAATTTTCTCATATTATCAGTCCTCTTTTCTGTCTAATCCAATGATTTTGCGAATCTGTGCCGGTAATAAATCCGGATTAATCTTTCCGATATTTTCAATGATGCTGCCTAATTCCATCAGGATAATATATGTACATACCCCCGCAGCGATCGGGATCTGAAATCCTAAATCTACAAAACGCTGTGCGTAATCAATAAGATACGCTAAAGCAACAAGCATGATTGAACCAAACTTGTGATATAATCCTCTTCGCATCTCTGATGATTTCCAGATGTGATTAGCGCAAGCAGAAATATTTCCGCTGATCGAATCAAACACAATAAATAAACAAGTTAATAAAGGTAACATAATAGCATCCATCTCCATTCCTCCTACTTTACAATTACTATTCCTTTGTACTTTTCGTCCGTACATTTTTTCTTGTTTTCTTTTTCGGCTGTTGTTACATTCTTCCTTCCATCAGAAAACCGCCACACCCTACCTGTCTTGTTGTCCCGTAATAAGACAACCGTATGAATCGGGTTGCCCTCTTCAAACAAAATCATATGTCCCTTTTCCAGATGTTTTTTCAACTGCTTATCTGTCATAGATTTGCGATAGACAGCCGGTTTTCCTAGGCAGATCATGTTGATACCTCGACAGACTTCCGTCAAAGGATACTTTGCGCCGCACTTTAATTTTCTTTTCGCGAAGTTTAAGCACTGTTGCATATTTTTCTTGATACCTCGAAATCTCAAAGCCATGTAAAACGCTACGAGACTACACCCATGAGTTCTGATGAACGAAGATTTGAAATTGTACTGGCTTGGGACTGGGATTTTCCGCCCGTTATCCAGTATGATTCTCCATGGATATTTCTTTTTACTTTTTTTGTTCTTATTTGCTACTATTTTCATTCGGTTACCAGCTCCTCAAAACCACTGTCAATCAAAATCTCTTTTACTTTTTCCTTTAATAATCGTGGTACGTCTTTGTAATCTTTTTTTCCTAACATAATCTGCTGTGCCCATAACATTGCCATCATTTCTTTTCCTCCATTTTCTAAAAAATATAAATATGTTAATAATTTCAACATTACTGATAAACTAATTCGCTCATTTCGAGCAGACATTCTTTCAACATGTTATTTTCTTCTTTTACCTCTGCAATCATCTCCAATTCGGTTTTCTTTTTCTCCGGTTCATAATCTAAATATTTCATTGGATCATCGTCTATCATTTTCTTCGTGATTGCAGATGAATCAACATTAAATTCGTTCATGTTATAGCGAAACTGAACGAATTCATTTTCTTCAGTTTTTTGCGTGACTTCCTCAACAGAATTTAGATCATAGATAAATACATCTGCTGTACCGTCTGGAAGTAGAAAATAATCATAGCTTTTTGTTAACTGACTGGTAAAATAACCTTTGCTTCGCATCTAATCACCTCTTTTGCTCTGTTTAATGTTCTTTTTATGTTATATTTCCTTGAAATCATCACCGAATCAGAATTTTTAACCATGCCGTTACGGGATATTATCTTACTTGCTACATTTCTGCACATTGTTCTTGCTTTATTTTTATACCTTACAAGTAGTCTCCTGATTCTTTTCCAGTTTCTTTTTCTAATTGTTGTATATGTTCTTGTGATTTTATAACCCATCATGTCGATTGTCTCTGAACCTCTGTGATAATTATTCTCACTCTTGAATCTTATTCCCAGTTTTCCTAAAAGGAAATTGTGTAGCATCTTACGAGCCTTTTTTAAATTTTTAAGATTCCAGGAGAACAAAATAATATCATCCATATAGAATAATTTCTTTGAAATCATATTGATTCGTTTTCTCCTTCGGAGCGTGTAACAATGATTATCAATATAGTGCCAAGCATATGACAGATAGTAATTTGCTAAATACTGACAGAGATATGAGCCGATACACAGCCCTTCTTCGTATGTTCCCAAGAGGCGATAAATAACTTTTAAAATCGCCTCGTTTTTAATATCTCTTGCAAGTAATTTCTTCAATCTGTCACGTGGAATGCTCGGATAATAATGATAGATATCTTCTTTGCAGTAATACTTTGTTGCTGCCTCATCCTTTCTTATCCATCGCTCTATCGCTTTCTTACCGAAGATTTGACCTCTTCCTTTAATGCTTGCACACTGATATGGTCCGATTTTTGCATCCAACATTGGCTTGATTGCATTGATTACGATGTAATCATAAACCTGCTGCTTAATGCTCGCGATGCCGATTCTCCTCTCTTTTCCACTCGCTTTATCAATTCGATTCTGATAATGAATTTTCCTAAGAAGTATGCAATTATTATTGATTTCCTCTAACAAATCCTTGGCGATCACAGGAAATAGAGCCTTTTTGACGTTTTTTCTTGCCTTAATATTACTATATACATATCCACGAATTGCCTTAGCAGCTTCATATTGATTTTTATTCGTCATTTTGTGGCGGATAGCATACTCTGCAAGAAAATAGGCTACATCTTTACGTCTCCATCTTCTTTTTAAACAATCACTCAAACATCTTCTTATGTATTCCTCCGTGAATACAAATTTTTTACAATACCGTTTCATTTACATCCTTTCGTTGTGTTATACAGACGTTCATTGTCATTACTAGCCTGCCGGTTTTATACACTATTTTTAGACAGCAACTTTGGTTGTGCCTAAGGAACTTTTGTTGCCCTGCCAAGGTGCGAAATACGTGTCAAAAGTTATTTTTAGATGTATATTTTTCGAATTGCGACCGCCGATATTCCACCTGTAGTTCCCAAGCCTGTTGTTCAGATTCAGGTAGAACAACCCACAGGCATCCCTGTTCCTGAGATCGCCGAACGACTGGAGCGGTGCTGACACGTAAGCCCTAGTTAATGAGGGGAGGAATCCCCTCTTCCTTACGGAATTCACCCCTCTTGTAAAACCGCATTGACGGAAAGGCGACCGCCGATACCCCACCCGCAGACCCCAAGCCCGCCGTTCAGATACAGGTAGAACAACCCACAGGCACCCCTGCGCCCGAGATCGCCGAACGACAGGAGCTCCCTTGTTTCTCCGGCGTTCCCGGATGGATATACTGCGTCACCGCATCCTTTTGAGCTACCGCTACCACTCTCTCCGCAGCTTGCCGCGCACAAATACCCACTTTCGAAATTTAAATGCGTAATATAGTTCCACACGCTTTTATTTGTTATCGTAATCGAGGATAACTTAGTATGTCCTGCCTGACTCTGTTTAGGATTCGTTACAGCCTTTGTTGCGTCTGATAATCCGTATATTTCGTGTGTTCCGTCACTTGTGACGATATCAAATCCGGCCATAACTTCATATACGCCTAATTGCATCTCGATGCCTTGAAAAATAATAGGATATCGTCTGTTCGTGAGACCTGCGACCGTAGGACAAGGGCTTCCCGTTCGTCCTTTCACATCCTTATTGAATCCGGTTCTCCAGTGCATCGAGGACATGATACATCTTAATTGTGTATCTCCAAATTCCTGATGCACCGTTGAGAATGCATCGCAATCAAGATAAACCGCCTTGTTGTTATCATCTAATGTCTCAATTTTTAAAACCTTAACATCAAATGCAATCTCATGAATTCGCTTATCATATCTATCGTTAGAACGGCTTGAACCACTCATATATTCGTGCCCGACAGATACATAGCTTCCGATTTCAATGCTGGAGGCCTGCGAATTTGTAACAGGAAAATAAGTATGTAACTCATCACTTTCGATCGAAGCAACAAACTGAAAACTATTACCAGTACATCCCGTCATTGTTTCATCACTGTTGATATCTCCGAACATCAATAGCCATGTGGTCTGGATATATCCATTATCCAAAAATGTAGCTAGCGAATAGTACTTTCCGCGCTTCTTCATATGCGCAATGCTATCATTCATTGAAATAGCTTCTGTTGTAGAATCACTCGTTCGGAATGCGCAGCGTTTATTCGGCTGAGAATGTAATAAACCATCATCACCTGTAACAAGCGGATATTTCGCGATCAAGAAGAAAGGATTCTTTGTCCCGTCTAAGTTGTATGCTAATTTGTTTAATTCGTATCCCTCACGAGGGGTAAAGCACCGGGAATATCTCATGTATCCATTGCCAAGATCGGACCATTTTTCGTAAAAAGCAAGACCACAGACAAACACATCTGCACTGCCGCTTTCCGAGAAATCATTATCTCCTTTTACTGCTGTAATCTTTTTAATTCCGTTATCATCAACGACCGCATTTACATCTATCGTTTTAAACCATGGAAGCTCTTCGTAATCATTCTGACGGTGCTCTACGGCTGTAGAAGGTAATGCAACTAATCCAGCATTATCATCTGATTTAATGCATGTACCGCCTTGCGTTGTTTCCCAAAGAGGAATATCGACTGAATAAACTTTGTCAGTATATGCTAACAGACCGAACATAGCGAGCAGGTTATTAGCATTTGCTTCAAATTTCGAAGTAATATTTTGCATTTTTATCAATTCTTTTGCGGCTGATTCTGTTATATTAACGCTCTGCGTTTTTCCGACATCGCCAACCGCTTCAATTTGCGCTTTCCCCGCACTATTGACAGTATTAACTTGTGCAGTTCCTGCAGCTTTGACAGCCGTCACCTGTTTCACCCCCTCATCTGTGACTGCTTTAGTAGATGCGGTTTGTTGTGCTTTGACTGCATCAACAGCAGTTCCACTAGCTGTATTTACCGCGCTCACGGCACTTGTCCCCGCACTTTTAACTTTGCCGACTTGCTCTGTTCCAGCGTCCCCTACATTTTTTACCTGCTTATTGCCTTCGCCCGTAACAGTCTGCACGGCATCATCCTGTTTCACAGATACAGTATTAACTGCTGTCTGTCTTGCTTCTGTGATTGCCGACTCTGCTGCAGATGTTTTTTCTGTAACATGTGCATCAAAACCGACTACTTGAGCATTAATATTATCTTCTGATTCCTTAGCCGCCGTCCTTGATGTCTCTGCTGACTGTGCATACCCTGCCGCACTGTCCCGGCTAGATGCTGCTTCTTCTGCTGCTTCTTGCGTATCCTGCCGCATCTGACTCACGTCTGCCTGTGCGTCTTCGACTTCCTGCTGAGACAGCTCTACAGCTGCTCTTGATGTTTCTACCTGCTTTGCCTTATTAACTACATCGTCATGCATTGCGATATAGTCTGACGTTAATCCGCCCGGCAGGGTCAACATCTGCCAGTGTTCTGTGTTTTTGCCCTCCTCCGGTGCAATATTATTTATAGTCTTGCTCAACTCTGCAAGGCATACATACGAGCCGCCTCTATAGCTTACTGTATCCAAGTACTCATATAGTGTCTCTGCATCATACTCACCTCGCGGATTCAGTGCAATATTGCCCAGATCGGTTTCAACATATGTATTTTCTGTCTGCATCTCATCACCTTCCTTTCTGCCTATAATGCTAACCTATATTTTAACCGGCTGCCTTCCCGGTGAAACCGCACCTTATCTACTGCAGGGTCTGAATACATTTTTAACCGGCCTTTTACGACTGCAAATCCAGCAAAATAGACATTTCCGGTTTCGCCTTTTAACTGGATTTCTTTTTCCCTCACATAGTCATCAATCTGTCTTTTTCCTTCTTTGACCCGTCCTGGTACTTCTTCTGCTGCGTTTTTTGCTTCTGATGCATAGTATGCAGCATTATCTTTCTGCCGATCAGGATAGTCTGCGTGGCCATGCGCCCAAGATTCTGATTCTTTTGCACTGTCAATTACCGTCTGTTTTGTCTCGTCAAATGCTGTCATTAACTGCTCATACAGAGTTTCAGACGGTTCCGGGATGTCTCCCGTTTTATAGCCTGACTCATACAGCTTGATTGTTACTACGTTCGCGGTAATAAGATTGCCTGCGACAATTGACACGCTGAAAGACGCTCCTACAAGCACTTCCGTGGGTACAATACAAGTATTCGTTTCGCCAAGTAATACCGGCACAGGGTCATTATCTCCGCTCCGGAACAGGACTGTTTTGCTTTTGCCATTCCAGTCGTCTGTCTGAAAATCAAATTCCGCGTAGAGATAATTTTTGCTGCTTCGGACTGGCACAAATGTATCTGTCCGCTCGATAATCTGATTGTTTACAACAAATTTCAGAATCGGTTGCATCCTATCCCTCCTCGTTCTCTGTAATTTGTAAATTACCATTTGTGTCTGCGGTCAACGTAGATGCTGTGACAAGTTTTGTGATGATCTGCTGCATTGCATCTATCTTGTCATTAAGACTATTAATCTGTTGCTGCATTGTTTTCTCATAATATTTACAGATGAAAACATTTAAAAATATTTCTGCATCATATGATTCTATATAAACTTCTAACCTCGCACAGCCCTCCGGGATTGTAAAATTTTGCACAGTATAATTGCAAAATACTGTATCGTCGATTATCGCGCCGTTTTTATCAAGAAATTTAATGCTTACATCAGATGTAACTCCAAATACAATATATTTACCTCCAGCAACTAAACGCTCTGCATCTGTATAATATTGAGACTTTTCATAAACTGACAAGCTCGCAAGAGTACGCCGAAATTGCACCTTTGCCGATACTTTTTTTACAAATATTTTATTGTGTTCTGATGCAGATTGATAGATGACGAAACCATCTGAGTTTGATAATTTATTTATCAATGCGAGATTTTGAATACCGAGAAGTTTTTCCGATACATCGCTAGTTAATTCTCTACTAAATTCTTTTAAGTTTGCAAATTGTGTTCTTGTTGCTTCCCCGGCGCTTCCATATACAGTACCATCTTCCCCAACTCTGATGTCTGAAATTTCTTTTGAACAGTCAGAGATCTGTGCCTTTCCTATCCAGTCAAGAACGTAGCAATTAACATCTGATACCGGGGCCCTGACGCTAGCTTGTAAACCGGGGGTTCCGTAAAAACTTACAACATCATCTCCTTTTAAATACAAAATATATGCTATAATTTTAGTTTCCTCTGTGCTTTGCGCAACTATTTGCCAGGCGTTATACCTTTGCGAAACATCATTTATGCGAGCTTCTATATCTAGTTTCCCGGAACCACTTATAAATATTCTCAATTCAAATATATATAAACCTTCTTTTAAAATTTTTACTTTTTCATTTGATTGTTTTTCTGCAAAATCCAGTGTCCCCTCTTGAAAAATTTTACATATAGGCATTTCGTGTTTTCCACTTGTTCCTTCGTAATTATAAGAATCATCTGGGTCCGGGTCACCTGTAGTTGCATTTCTATACGCATGAAAAACCAAATTTGATTGTGTGTAATTTCCTGTAAAGGTCTGTGACGTCGCTAGCTCGTCAATTCTTCCTTTTTCAATTTTTAGCCTTTCAACTACTGCCGCAACTGAGTCTGGATGTCCTGTTGCATCCTTATAGCACTGTTCTATCGCATCATGTATGCTGCTACGGACTTCTTCTCCGTAAACGGCTTCTTTTATCTTTTTCAGATACTCATTTATAAGTCCCATCTTTCCTCCTTCCTATTTACCCTATACGTTTCCACATATAACAAGTAATGTACGGCTGTATATTGTTGTGGGGGGCATTACTACCTGTTTTTCCAATATTATTTCCTGTTGATGCACCAGTATTAGAACTATGACAAGAAATAATTGTGTTCCCACTACTATTTATCGTTACATTTGTACGTTTCGCGTAATTGGCGTGTGTGTGTGACGGCATTTCATTAATTGATAATTCATGTGTTTTTTCGCCGCCGGTTTTCTCTATAGTTGAAAAGTCACTGTCAGATGTATCTACTCCCACAGGCACCCTTCCACTTCCCCAGGCTACCCAGGTGCCGCCGAACAGCTCAGAGGGGTTTGTAGCATTTACGCTCATGTAGATGCTGCCGACAGGGTAGATTGTGTCGAATGTAACTTGCTGTGCTGTTTTCATTGCTTCTGTAGCATTTTTTTCTGCTGTTGCCGCCTTGGCTGCCGCTCCAGAAGCCACTACCTCTGCATTTTTAATTCCGCTATTATAACTGATTTGGGTTTCTATCAAAGTTTTTATTGTTGAACCCAAAGTCACCTTACAATCACTAACATCTTTCAAATTTTTACTTACTTTGCTTACTTGCATATATGCGTTTATTCCGTGTGGTTTTGATCTGACTGGAATCTTATCTCCGACATTAATATTTTTTACATCATATCCTAAGTCTTTCAGGTCTATTGCTGTAAGTTCAATCGTTATAGATAAATTTATGAGATCTTTAATATCTTCTTTAGCTCTTTCTAACAATCTCGATGGACTTTCGACATCCGAATAGGAAACTGTACCAAATATCTTTCCAAAAGCTTTAACCGCTTCCAAATCACAAATATAATCCACATTATTATTCACACTTGAGATTGTTACCGGTCTTCCTATTGCACTATTTGTTGCTCCAAGCGGTATAATGCATGTTTTTATGTCATCTGCCTTTATATATTTGGTAATATCTAAGATATTCTTGCCAAACGTCACTGCCTGCCCCATTTCATCGTCATATTCCTTCAGGTAATCAATATAATATTCTCCTTTTTCTTCTCTTGTTCGAATATATCCCCCGTAAACATTTAATAACTTATCATCAATTGCTGTTCTGGTATCTTTATAATCACTTTCATCATATTTAGCTTTTTCACCCATTACCGTCACATTGCCAATTTCAAATTGTTTTTCGGATTCTACTTGCTCATTGTGTTTCTCGATATACAACCGAAAAAGTTCACCTGGAGTATATTCTCCCTTGTATGGACGTTGGATGGAATCAAGAAGATATGCCATATTGCCTTCACAAGTAATGGTCTTTTCTCCTTCGAAATCAAGTTCTTCATCTAATACTCGGGAACAAAAAATTTCTTTTTCGTTGCCCTGAGTGTCAAAATCAATTATCCGAATTACCGTTTTTAATTTTTTGAAAGAATCGTAAAATGGATTATCCGAATATACAGAAAAAATAAAAGAACCATTTTTATTTAACTCTGTATCTAATTTAGGGTCGGCAATTTGTCTTGTCGAATCCCACGGATGATATAAATATTCATCTCCAATTTTTACTTTATACATTACAAACTGCCTCCACGATAATCTACAGATACCGTTCCATTCCCAGTAAATATCAGCGTATTATCTCCTTCCCCTAACAATAAGTCAGGGGATTTACTCTTGCCTTTTGGAAGATTGTAAATTGTACCATTATAACTTACCGTCATTTCTTCGCTACAATCAAATACCGGGATAACCCTCATCGTTCTTCCAGGAATAATAAGTTCTAATCTTCCTGCTACTTGCAACTCTTTATAGTCCCTGATAATCCCTGTCTCAAAATTAAAAGAGTCCCACAACCAGCCTTCTAGCGAAGATTGCAATTCTAGTTTGTACGGATCACGATTTACTGTTATCTCTACAGAACTGTATCGCTTATTCAATTTTTCTGTAGAAACAGAAGTTCTTCCTTCGTAGAAAAATTCATCATTTCCAAGGACAACTTTCAATCTTCTTCCATGCACTTTATTTCGTAGTTCACTTGCACGTATGATCCACAAATCATAGTTACCATCTTTAAAGTCAAACGTAAGCTTCATTGTTGCATTTTTATAGACAGGAAATCCTGTCAGAGCATCTGTGAGGTCTAAGTCTCCATTCCTTCCTGGGATTTCCTTAAACTTTTCATCTACTTCCGCAGTCCCTGGATCAATTGATAACGCACGCAGTCCAAAATCTTTATACATGCTGTAATCTCCAATCTTTACATCAAACATCAATTTCTCCTTTCTGCTTTCGCCTGCTCTGTTCCGAGGTTCTTATTTACATATGGGGTTATTTGTTTCCCGACTTTCTTTCCGTCCAGCTCTACGGTTGTATGAATCTCTGCATTTACTTCAACAGGTTTATCATCCTGTACAATTACAACTGGCTTATTCTTACCTTGTCCGTTATAGTCTGGAGTATCTGGATATTCTACAGCCTCAACCTTCTTTCTCATAGCAGCCAAAGAAACATCAATGTCCTTTTCCATCTGTGCTGTTGCCTGCGGCATATATTTTTCAAATGCCGCTGCCAATCCAAGAGGAAGATATTTACCAATCTTATCTCTCATTATTCTTGAAGGAGATTTGATTTTTAATTTCTTCTTCATACTCTTGATTAGCTGGCTACACATCTCATTTACGGCCTTAGTCATTCCCTTGGTCTGTGACTTCATGCCAGAGATGAAACCCTTCATGGAATTTTGACCAATTTGATTTAATTGCGTTTTTAATCCGTCCAGCTTCTTAGATAGCGCTACTTCGTATTCTTTTCCGAGATTATCAATATCATCCTTAAAGAAAGCTTTCCCGAAGTTATCGGAACCGTTGTAAATTTCATTCCACTTATTTATGTACTGTTTGAAATCGCTTTCACTTAACGACTGCAAGTATTCCATGTAATCGTTTGCACTTGCTACATCCATTCCAAGTACTTGCTCCATCAAAGAATCCGGTAACTTATTCTTTAATGCTTTGATTCTGTTCTGGTAATTCTTAATTGCTTCTAAATTTCCATCAAGGTCATACAGAGAACCTGTACTTCTTAATTTAGAAATCATATCGCTGCGCTTTTGGATTAAATCATTGTATTTTTCCTGATACTTCTTAGATAGCTCTTCAATATCTTTCTCTGCTTGTGATACGATTTTCTTTCCCTGCTGTTTTAGTGCATTACTATAAGCGGTAATCATAGATTTTCCTAAACTGGAATAAGTATCTGTGACCGCTTTTTTCTTCTTTTTAACCTCAGCAAGCTGTTTTTCTAAAGATTTTGTACTCTTCTTATCTGTTTTAGCTTTCTTAATCTGCTTATTTAAGCTCTTAATCTTTTTGTCGTACTTATCTGTTTCTTTATTCTTCCCAGACTTAATCTGCTTATTTATCAGATTCTTGCCCGCTGTCGTTGCCTTAGAAACTTGTGAATCAATTGCAGAAGATAATCCATCTTTGAAAGTCTTTCCTATTGTTTCAAAATTTCCTTTTTTGCTAGCGTTTTTCGTAGAAGAAACAGCAGTATCACAAAGCTTTTCCATTGTTTTTTTAAGATTCTTCTGCTCCGCATTAACTCCGGCAATGATACCGGTTACAATGTGCTTGCCTACCTGTTTCTTAAATACTCTAGAGGGTGATTTGATTCCTAACGCTTTCTTGGCAGCACTTAAAGCATTCCTTGCAAGTCCCTGCATTTTGCTTATCAAGGATCCTGCCATTGCTCCAACGCCACCAATAATACCTCTTACGATATTCGAACCAACACTTCCCCAACTGATTCCCTTGAACGCATTGACCGCTCTTGTTGCGAGACTTTTTGCAGCACTTCCCATCCTTCCAACCAGACTAAGTAAACCCGAAATAAGCTTTGAAATAACAGTTTTACCTAAACTCAGCCAGTTTACACTTGAAATTGTTGTAAAAATCTTCTGTGCAATCGACCTTGCTACACTTCCAGCATTTCCACCCATTCCTCTGATTCCAGAAACTAATTTTCTAATCAGAATCTTTCCAAGGTTTAACCAGTCTGTTTTTACAAACTGATTCCAAATGAATGTGCAGATATTTTTTGCCGCTCCAACTGCATTGCTAGCCGAACTCTTTAATCCGCTTGCCAAACTCTTTATGATACTCTTTCCTGCACTAAGCAGGTTAATATGCATAAACACGTTATAAATAGCAAGAACAATCTGTGGCAATGCTGCAATTAATTGAGGTATAGCCTGTACAACTCCAACAACCAGATTTGCAATAATCTTTGCCCCGGCCGCAATCAACTGTAATAATCCAGTATCAATCGCCGCGCAGAATGAATTGATAATTTGCGGTACATACTCAATCAACTGAGGTATTGAGTTAATCAATCCCTGTGCAATTGATGTGATTATCTGAACGCCTACGGTAATTATCTGTGGGAGTGCGGAGATGAATCCAAGCGCAAGTTGTCCAAGAATTTCTGCCGCTTTAGGTATTAGTTCTGGAGCTGCTTGTGATATTGCATTTCCTATCTGGGTAATAATCTGCAATCCATAAGTAATTAACTGCGGCAATGCCTGCACAATTCCGGTGCTAATCGCATTTATCGCCAGACCTGCCGACTCAATCAACCGCGGGGTTGCTGAGCTTATCGAACTTATTAAGGCCAATATAATTTGACCACCTACAGATAAAAATTCAGGAACTCCTTGCGTTATGCCAAGAAGTATATTGGTAGCTATTTCAGCTCCCATCTGAGTTCCTTGCTCTACCTGCCCTTGCATATCATCCCATAAATCGCTAAATAGTTCAGGAATTGTTGATGCTAAACGAGGGATAATTTCCCCTAAGTTTTTACTGATATTCTCCATCATAACTGCAATAGAATCCGCAAGTTCTTCTGCGGTTCCAGAACCATTCAGAAAATTATCGTATGCAGCCTTGGCACTGTTCATTGATCCCTCAATCGTTGTTGCTGCTTCCTTAGATGTCGTTCCTGTAATACCTAACTCTTTTTGAATGATATGGATTGCATTATATACATCTGCAAGATTGTTGATATCATACTTAACACCTGATATCTTGGATGCATCCGCAAGCAATCTTTCCATTTCTGTCTTAGTTCCGCCATATCCAAGCTTTAAGTTATCCAGCATTGTATAATTCTGTTTTGCGAATCCCTGATATGCATTCTGGATATCCACCATATTGGTTCCCATTTTATTTGCATTATCAGACATGTCAATCATAGCCATATCAGCTACTTTTGCCGCTTTATCCGTATCTTTTGCGCAACTCTGTAATAACGATGCCGAAAAGCTAGTTACGTTCTGCATATATTCATTTGCAGACATTCCAGCCGTTTTATAAGCCTTATTCGCATTATCAATTACAGTCTTGGAACTTTTCTTGAATAACGTCTCTACACCGCCAACATTTTGTTCCAGCTTGGAAACAGAATCTAAAGATTGCTTTGTCATCACTCCCAATGCTGCACCCACACCAACAACCGCTCCAGCAGTTATTGCAAGTCCTTTTTTTGCAGCACTGCTTATTTTAGCAACCCCAGAATTAAATCCATCCGCATCAATCTTCGTATCAAATTTTAAAGAGCCATCATAACCCATACACATTCTCCTTTCGAATATGCACGGCTCAATGGCTCACTAATGCACTATCACTTATTCTTTATTTTTATTTCTACCTCGCTTCCACACTTTTTACACTTCAAAAAAACACCGCTGCTTCGAGCCGTGTTATCATAAATCAGCAAATGTGCTCCACAGTATGGACACGAGTACCATTTTCTCTCAAATGGAATTGCTTTTATATTCATATCAAAACATCATATTTCCAAAAGCATCTCCAATCTCTTCACTGCTTACACTCTGATCAACGATTGCTATCTGCTTTTGAATTTTCCTAATCCTTTCTCTTTCTTCTTTGTCTTTGATTTTGCTCAAATCAACACTTCTATATCCCATCCTCTTCTTTAGTTCACAGTCCTCATTCATTCCATCTATGAGCATCTGGAATTTCCACCAGTGCATATAACGAATCTCTGTCAAGTCGATGCCATAACATTCTAAAAAGCCAGATAGGATATATGGTGCATCCTGGCTGTATGATATTACTGGATTGCGTTGCAGATTACCGTCTTCATTCTCTTCTTCGGAGCTTTTTTCAACTTTCTGCTCCTTGTAATTTGTCACGAAGTTAGATAGTGCCTGCAGGCATTCCGAAAAATCTTCTCCTGGATCATCAAGGAACCACTGCAGAATTAACCTAGCTTTATCCACCGTATCAACTTCATCATCCTTCAGGAGATCTATAAGTTTTATGTATTCTCGGAAGTCTGTTACAATCCTGACTTTTCTTCCGTTTATAACTACATAGTCCGGAAACGATTCGTACAAAGGGTTCATCGTTTTGCGCCATTATAGGACTTGAGGTTTTTCTTTCCTTTTCCCTTGCCTCTGTTTGGAGCATATTTATTAGACATTTCAAAACGTCTCGCATTCGCTTTCTTAACCGCTGCCTGCATGAATCCGAGGAAGTTATCATAAACTTCATCGCAGATTCTGGTATTTTTCTTGCCATCAAAGATTCTTTCACCTGTTCCATCTCCGAATACTCTATCGTAAAACTTATAGTGAATGTTGCAATAACCTCTAATGAAACCAGGTATGCTTCCCACCTTTTCCAGGCTCTTTGCATCTTCATCCAACTGTTCAAAAGACTTCATCACTTTTTCGAAAATATCTGCATCTTCTAAATCCAACTCTAATCCGAGTCCATTAATCTTCCAAATTCTTTCATTATTGTTCTGGCTCATGGCTCAACCTCCTGTTTATCTTTTTCTACTACTTCTGCTGCCTGCATTTCGGCAGCTTCATTAGGGTGTGGCTGTCTCAGAAAACGTACAGGTCTTTCCGTCTGCCGCTACCCTCGCATATCCTTTTACAATATCCGTTTTAACTGAAAAACTTCCCGAATACTGTAATGCATCTGTTCCATCTCCCGAACTATCTGGCAGGATAGAATATGTTCTTTTTCTTGCAACATACTCATCATCCTTTTTAGACTCACCTTTATCAAAGAAATCCACTACAACAATATCTCTGGTTTCCCCTTTAAGTTCATCGTCCTGGACCTTAGCAAGGTCAGCAAGTACTGTATCACCAGAATGATGGTCAAACCCATACTCTAATGTTGTCCCGTATCCCGTGACATCACTGTCCTGACTGTCCTTATCAACATACTGTCTTTCGTAAGTAATCGGATTTTTCCCTTCTGTCAAAGATGTGAAGTGTTCCATTCTATTATATGTAGAAATTTCTCCACCACCAGAAACAGGAATACCATAAAATGCTACTCTCTGACTGCGTCTAACTAATTTTGCTTCTGACATACTTTTATACCTCCTGTGTATAAATAAGGCGGCATTCTATACGATACTGTGCATATTCGCCCTGCGCATCATATAGATAGCCGCTATTTAATGTTTCTAATTCATATGGGTGTTGCTTTCTATTTGCAAGCTCTGGCATCTCTCCTTTTTCCGTCTTCTGCTCCATCCATTCTTCAAATGCCTGGTAAAATCCAGAATTTTCAATATTAATCCTGGCATCCTCATCATATTGCTCCTTACTCGTAAAGGCAAACTGAAACTGTTTTTTCTTGCCACCGTCAACATATTTCTGTAACACTGGGTCACAGGGGAGCGGGTCGAGAGAATAACTCATACTTTCTGACAAGTGGTCTACATTTACCCTGTAATCATCAAGAAACGGGCAAGTCAGAATAAATGAACGGATAGCATCAATAATATTAACTTCCTGCATATTGCTGTGCTCCTTTCAAGATACTATCTTTATGCCTGTTTTTCATTCGCTCGAACCAACGCGACTTTTCTTTATGTTCATAGTACTGTCTACGAGCATAGGGTGTGATCTGATTAATCTCTCCGGAACCAATTACTGTTCCGAGGGTTGCTGACTTAATCAGCACCCCTGTTAATCGTGGCGTTTCTGGATTCATCCTTCTGATACATTCAGAATCAACAAATCCCTGTGCCTTACTAAAACCCGCTTCTCTTCGCCCAGAAAATCCTTGATTCCATTCCATCTTAGCTGTTACAGTCCCATTTGCAGTTTTTGCCGTATAAATACTTCCCCGCGGAGTCTGAATTACAAAGTTTCTCTTTGCCGTCACTATACACCACCTACTTTTATGTGCTGGTTAGAGCCAAATATATTGTAATTTGCCGATGTAACTTTGCAATATTTCATGCCTTTTAAATCTTTGACCGATGTCACATCAATACCACACTCACCTTTTACGAGATAATCATCTTTTTTAATAACAATTGATGTATCTGGAATCCTAATCACGAAAACATCTGCGCTTTTCAATCCTTCTGTAGTAATCACAGAAGCTTCTGATTCATGCCACCAGACTTTATCAATAAATGTCTTTTTCCAGACATCCATTCTTTTCTCATTGTCATATTGCCGGCTATATAATGTCGCAGATGCATTTGTGATCATCCTGAACACCCCCTGCTTAATAACCCAGTGAGGACAAGATGCGGATATGCTGCAGCATACTGTTTCTTGCGAAGAATCACTTCTTTGATTTCTCCGTCTGTCTGCTCTGTTACATAGGTCACGCTATAACCATCTGTATTTTCAGATTTCTTTTCCCCTTCCGTAGAGCTTTCAGCTTTATAAATAACTTCCGCAACTGCACAGGCTGCAGCTTTCACTTCCTCTGGAATATTGTTTTCATCCACTCTTGAAAAAGTAATTGCCTTAATATATGTGCTTGCTCTTGTGATCACACGCTGGAACTGCTCGTTTGGGATAATATTACCGCCGTACTCTGTCATGTAAAATGCAAGGTCTGCATATCTTACCATAAAGTCACCGCCTATTCTCCTGCTTTTAATACAGCAAATGGACATCTCTTTGTTTTATCTGTTTTTAATGAGTTGATTGGGTTTGGAATCTCCCATCCAAGACGCATTACAGCACGAAGAGCAACCATATCATTCTGCATCAAGTTGTACGCAATCGTTCCGTCCGTATTCTGGACAACGCCCTCGGTAAATAACTTAAATGTAATATCTTGACGGATTGCATAAACAAGCTGACTGAAATCTCCGGAAATCATAAGGGCCTTTGATTTGTCAAACGCTCCATTGTTCGGGAAGTTCATTGGAGAACCATCTAAAGCATAATTGGTACTTCCCTGCATATCGCTCTTGAAGATTGGATTTCCGTTTGTATCTTTAAGGCCTCTTAATTTTGCACGCATAGAAATATCTGCCATATGTCCGTTTACAAAATAGCCGCAGTCTTCCACTTTCGCGATAACCCCATCTTCTGACATGATCTTGTCATACAAATCATCACCGGTGCCGTATGTTACTACGGTTCCTGCCTTTGTTGCAGTTGCAACTACTCCATCTCTCCATGTAGATGGCTTTTCTGTTCCAAACAGTACGGCTCCATCAATAACCTTTCCGAAAGCTTCCGTTACTCTTGGCTTTACCTCGGCCCAAATATCATATTCTGAATCATCAAGTACAGATTCTGGGATTGGAACAATAACCGCAATCTCTTCTGCTACAATAAACTTCTTATCCCATGCCTGCTTAGTTGTCTTTTTCTGGCCAGTATCACCATTTACAAAATAAGCGATTGGTAACATATCAAGAACCGGAACTTTATACTGCTTGCTTGTCATGTTGGCAAGCTTTCTTCCTCTTGACAGCACCGCTGACTGTGTGATTGTTCCCTGGATAATCTCATTTGCTTCCTGTACCGGAATCAGGGAATCCGCACCGCTACGGTCAATGATCGTCGCATCGCCCTCAAAAATTCTTAAGTTCATTCTTTCTCTTTTCAATTCATTCATCTCCTATCTTCTTGCCGCTGCACGAATCGCATCATTAATGGATGCATTTACATTTCCTCCAGATCCGTTAGAGTCGCTTCCTGTAGATGTAGATACTCTATAAGAAGAACCTCCCACAAATCTCGGATTCTCTTTTAAATACTTTTCCGCAGCCTTTTCAAATGTTGTTTTATCATCTACAAGCTTCGATACCTTAAACATGACATAATCAACATCTTCCGCTTTTACACCTTTCCCTGAAAGGAACTTCTCCTGCTTCATCTGCTGGGCTTCTTTAAGTGCCGCATCACGTTCCTGTTGCATCTGCTCAATATTCGGCTGGTTCTTTTTCTGCTGGGCTTTATAATCAGTAATTGCCTGGTTCACCTGTTCTTCTGACATACCCTGCTGCTGAAAGTATGATTTTAATGCAGAACGCTCTGCCCTCTCTGCTCTTGCGTTAGCAATTTCCTCTGCCTGCGCGTAACTGTAAGTCGGCTGTCCACCGCTCCCAGCATTATTCTGATTATTGTTATCTCCTCCAGCACTTCCTCCCGGTTCTCCGGCACCAGCACCACCGCTGTTTTCAAAAATTCTTAAGTTCATTCTGTTCTTTTTCATGATAAATACCTCCATACATGAGTGTTATTCCAGAGCTTTTTTCGTCATCATGTTTTGGACATAATAAAAGCACCCTTCCAGATGTTTAGATGAATCGTATGCAATTATATTCCTGGTTAATATCTGTCATTGCAAGGAACCAGGAATCAATTAATAGCTTTCCTTTCTCGGACAACTCTTTCCACTCAATTAATGCGGATCCGCTGCCTAAGTCTGTTGTTATCTTATCTTCTGTCAAATCCTGCAATGAATTAATCAAACTGTTTGTCAATGCCGAAACAGCCGTACACGCTCGGTCAATTCCGTCTTTACCCTTTCTTCCAGCGTGTCCCTTTAGTTCTACCTTGTTCTTTCGAACGCTTACTTCAATCAAAATAACCCTCTCCTTTCTCAAAATAAGTATAAAAATAACACGCATTTCTGCGTGCTGTAATCTTATTCACTATATTTGCACATCTGGCATTTTTCTCTTGCTGCCTCGATATCTTTTACTTGTGACAATTCTTCTACTGAGGATACCTTAAAAAATCTATGCAGGCACATCATAGAATCATAACACAAATCTGGATGAACGACCTTGCCGTAAACAGGGCAATAATGTTCCTTATCATAATTAATATCATTATCTGACATATTTCTTAATCACCTCCAAGATTCTTTCTGTGTTACTATCAAAATCTTCTTTTTTCCATGCCGTTTTATAAATCCAACCTTCATCAGTCTTTGTGATAACACACACACCGTCTTTACTATAAAAAGCTTGCCTCTTGCCGCCCCATTGGTTCAACATTATATCCGCATTTTTCATATAGCTTCTGATTTCATCATCTGTTATTTTTCTTTTTAACATCCTCTGCATGATATGATACGGCTCATGTTTTCCTTCTGGCAAGATGAAAGCTTGCTTGCATACCGGCGGTAATACAATCCCTTTTGCTAGTTTCTCTTTTTTCAAAGTATCGTAAACATCATAATATTTCTTACTGCTGTTAGGATACTTCGTCAGATATTCTTTCAACCCTTCTAAGTATTTCCACTTTTCGCTATTATTATATTTTATTTGTCCAAATTCTGCAAGGGAGCCTGCTGCGTCTCCTATCGCATTTTTATATCTTCTGTACTGTGCAATATCTCTTCCAGCATTTTGAATCATCTCTGGTGGAAATTGTTTCACAGCTTTAAGACTTCGCGGAGCTACTCTCCCTCTCATATCAAGATAGATACGCTCTCGCTGCTGTTTTAACCCCATCCGTTTACTAAATCTTGCATACTCACTTAATTGAGCCTGATATTTTGCTTTATGCAGCATAACTTCATCTTTATCCGCTCCGCCGCTCTCCATCAGTTTTACTTTCTGCCGCTGCGCTCTCATGGCTGTTTCCATTTTTCTCTGTTTTTGTCTTGCTTCATAAGCCGTATACGCCTTTCCATCAAAGCTTTGGGGAGTATTGTCCTTCTTGTTCTGCTCATCCAGCCATTCATCTGTATAATTTCTTACCGAAATGCCTGGAAAGAAAGGGTAATACATATGATAACAGTTTGCTCCAAGAAGTCCCGTTACTGTCCCTAAACCACAAACAGAAACAAGCTGCTGCTTCGAATATACTCTGCCCTGCCACACTGCATGGGTTGGTCTTGCTCCTGCGTGCCAGTCTACTTCAAAGTATTCTGTTCCAAGCTGCTGTGCATGGTATTCATTAATCTTCCCACAAACCTGTGCTACTCCTGTCAAAACTGCTCTTCTGGCAGCCACATCAACCCTGTTGGTCCATCCAGAAGGATAGTCAATTGTCCTCATACCACTGTTTGTTAGTTGTGTAACCGTCCTTCTTAAAACGCTGCCATAATCAAATGCCCCAGAAACAATATCATAACAGGCATTATCTAAATAACCGATATAAATCTGTGATAATGGAGTAACAACCATCTTTCCATTATAGTTTAAATAAAAGCCAAGCGAATTTGTTATGTTTTCTAAGTCTTCCCGGCTTTGCCTGATGATTGCTTCTACTTGCTGCTGCATCTGCTCATTCTCTTCGTAAGGGATAAATTGTGCATTAACCTGCTCGTATATGTCTTTATTCCGGACATATACCCAGTCAATGACCTTATCATACAGCTCAAACATTTCTGGGTAAGAAGCATTCAGTGTGTCCTTTATCGCTTTTTCAATGTCTTCCGAAGAATACCCAAGAATCTTTAACCTGTTTATCTGCCAGTCGGCTGTGCTGGTGATTTCTCCTGTTTTTCTTATTCTTCTTACGATATCTTTCATGATGCGTTCTTCCAAATCAGTAAAGCGTGCTGCTATTTTATCAGCTATCTTGTTTTTATATTCATCTCTCATCTTACTCCATCACCTGATTTTGCTCCGGAAGATTCTTTCTTGCCTGTTCCACAGTTTCACCGTACCATTTCGCCCGGTATTCTTCTATCGCCATTGCTCCTATGGCTACATCTTGCATATCCTGCTTTCTCTCCGTCTCTTTATCCTCAATGATAGAATCATCAAATTCTATCGTGATATCTGTATCCTCGTTAAGCGGCTCTTTTAAGACAATCCCTAATCGGATAATAATCTTAATCAACCGCTTCAAGGCATCTTCCAGGATAATCTCATGTTTTTTAATCATCCGATACATATCAGAGTTCTCTGAAATGATTTCTGTTGCTGTCTTCACTCCAGAAGATTCAAAGCGATACCTGTTCGTACCAAAGCCGCACTTTAATGATAAGTAATTCAAGTCGTCATTAATTGCTGCACTGTGCGCTTCTGTCCGAATCTGCATATCAATATCTTTGATAAGACCCTCTTTCCCCCTGTCGTAATCTTCTGGCAGGTTATAAAAGATTCCTTCTTCTGGGTCGAAGGCAAGGGTTCCATCCACATTATGCAGCAGTTCCGGTGCAACAAAGATTCTCTTCCGGCCAAGCAGGAACTCATTGCAATAAGAATCAAATTCTATGTCTAACTTCTTTAAGATATCTATCGCATTCGCAAAGATAGCGATTCCCATCGGGTTACTCTCATCTGCATTATTTGTTATATTCAAACGGTCAATAACAAACTGTGGCTTATCGCTGCCTGTGTGTACCTGCCTTGCCATATTTGCAAAAGGTTTTAATTTTCTCCATTCTTCCTCTGGAAGTTCCGCTCCTTCCTGACTTCCACTCACGCATTGAAGCACAGTGTTTTCAATCACATATTCTTCGCCTTGAATCAGATGTGATTGTACCTGCACATATTTCTTTCTGTTTACTGTGTGTGGAAATAAAAAGATGCACTCTGTAACCTCCCCATTGTTCCAACTGACAGGGTAGATATTTGGTGCATCCACATAATTCATTTTAATATTACCTGAAAGAATTTCTCCATCTTCCGTTATTTCCATGTTATCCAGATACGGAATGTATGCCACTGTACCGGAATAAGCTTTCCGCTCCTGGTAGTCGTTACCTTGAACTAAAAAATGATTCTTATCTAAAATCTTATGTACAAATTCATTTGTTCGCTCATTATCAAGAGTAATCGTTACTCTCTCATTTAAAAGCAGATCCGCAATATCTTCCGAAAGCTTCTTTGCCATGCCAAGGCTCTTACGGTCGCATCTTTTATAAGTACCTCGTCCTGTATAGACTTTGTAAAAGGAAAAATTTCGTACCTTGCCGTTATACCAGCTTGTCCATTCCTTGATTTTCCGATAGAAGGACGCATCTACAGTATCTATTCCTTTTTTCTTAAAATAACTAAATATGTTCAATTTTCTGCACCTCCTCCGCTTCTTCTATCGGAAGCCAATATTTTATCTTATCCCACGCACCCATAACGGCATAGCGTATTGCATCCATCGCGTGATCTTTTTCTTTTATCGGTACTTCTTTTCCTTTTTCTATGGATTTCTTATCATATTCATACGTACCAAACTCTTCGATTGCTTTCTCCTGATGAGGAGATATACTCATTATTTCAAAAACTAATGCTTTTTGTACACGACTAATCCCCAATGCCACCTCGTTCTCTGCATCTCTCATAAATACAGTATAATCTAAGTTTCTCGTGGCTCTCCTTATCTCTTCCGCTAACCCTTTTGCAGACGGGTCAAGAAAGATATAAAATACTCGGTTCTCATACTGTTTATGAAGCTCATCCATGAAATCCACCAGATCAGCTGCATATTCCGAGGGGCTTTTCTGCTTGCCGCTCTCTCGGCCACTATAATAATACTCTGCTAGCCCCGGAAACTTCTTTCTATATGTATCCAACCCAAAAGCCTGAAATGTTGTTGCATTCTGTTGTCCATAGTCACCACCAATGTAAATACGGTCATATCTCCTATCAGCTTCTGCCTTCTGCCTGTGTCTATCGCTAAACATATAATAGATAAGTTCATCGACACCAACTGCTTCGCCTAGCCATGTCCAACGATACATCTTAATATCTGTTTGCTTCATGATTTCTGCAGAATCAATCAAATCCTGCCCCAGCCAATCCACCGGCACATCTCTGTAATCTGTATGTACATGAATGCAGTCTGGCCGCTTCTCCATTTCCTTACACCAAAGGTTTACCGGTGCATTTAGGTTCTTAGGTGGGTTATATAAATAAATCATCTGGAAGCCGGCTTTATTTCCTCTTACGAATGTCGCTTCTATATTTGCAAGTTCATCCGCTCCATCTCCATCGTCAAAAAACTCTGTCAGCTCATCCAGGACAACCAACTTAATTGGCTTTTCTTCATCAATGATACCTTTTGTATCATCTATGCCATCTGATCCAGAAAAGTATATTGTTGTTTTATACTTTTTGTAGGTAATCTCCATTGGGCTTTTCGTAATATGAAAGCGGTTCTTAGGAATCTGTAAGCGGTTAAGCCCTCGGAGCATTTCTTTGTAAACTGTCTTTCGCAGCTTATTATGATGTTTACGAAGAACAACTACGGAACTATGGGGATCCGCAACAATTTGATAATCTGTCTTAATTGCTGCGAAGCTTGACTTTGTTCCAGCACGCCCAGAAGTGAGAATAATATGCTTATGTTTCTTGTCGTTGAATATCGGAAGATACTTCGGTATCACTATGTCCGATATTCTGACTTGCCTTTTCGTCTGCGTCATTTATAATCTCAACTCCATCCTCCAAATTGTCTGTTGGTTCGGTAGATAACCGCTCCGTCTTCGCCCTGATCTGCTCAATCCTAGCCTTCTGTTCTTCTGTTGCTAATTCATAATTACTATGCAACAGTTCATCATATTGCTTTATCAAGGACCTTAATTCTCCTTGTGCCCTTGCCTGTGCTTTTAAAAATGTTGCCTGTTTATCCCATGCCTGTTGTACCTCCCATTTTTCACCTATAACATTTCCCTCTTTTTCCTCTATCTTTTCAATCGTCTTATCCTCATGGTCTTTTACATACATGATCTGCTGCGCTCTTACGATGGCTGCATAAGCAATCTGTATATTCTCCCAGAGAATATCAAGAGGATTTTTCTTCTCGATGTCCTGGATAATAGAAAAGGTCTCTTCCGGAAGATACTTCGAGAAGAAACCATGCTTTTCTGCATTTTTATTACTAGGCTGACCGCCTTTCTTTTTATCCGAACGTTCGCTATTTTTATCCGAACGTTCGTTATCCCATTTATAAGTACTTTTCCATCGCCTAACTGTTCCTTCTGGAAGACTTAGTTGACTTGCAATCTCAACTAATTTCAATCCTTTCAGGTATAGTTCTTTTGCCTGAATTATTCTTTCGTCCGGCTTTCTCGGCATCATCACCACCTCTTTATTCGTTTTGGAAATATCCCCTCCAGGAATCGAACCTGAGACATTACTCTACCACTGAGCTAAGGGGATAAGAAAAGCACCCCGAAGGGTGCTTTTCTAAATATCTTTCTTTTCTTCTAAATAATATTTATAGCTTACTAAAAACAAATTAATACAAGTTCCTAATAAAGATACTGAATATAATATAATAAATAAAAATAAATATATGACAATAAAAGTAATAATATATGTGATTTCAACATAAAATGGCTTATCTATATAAGATATTAAATAAATTGTTAACAGGATAATTATTTCACATGCATCTATTCCACCTATAAAATAAAAGCTATACAAAACATTTATAATTGCGTCCCCTTTATTGTCATCATCTATATTTTTTACTAACTTATTTGTAATTGTTCCTGTAAAGATAGCCAGTCCACTAATTGTAAATCCTAATAATCCAATTAATGCCACTCCTACACTTATTGAAACACTTCTTATTAATTCGTTAAATTCATTTCCAAACGTTCGTCCGCAAACTTGATACAATGCTATAATCGCAATAATTGATAGTATCAGTGAAAGTATAGCTTCTTTTTCTAAAAAAAATTCTTTCCATTTTTCTGAACTTTTTAACAATGAAAAATATGATGTTTCTGAAATATCAAAATATTCTTTAATTTTCTTCCTCGTCATCATCATCCTCGCTTTGCTTGCTCTTAAGCAATTTCCCCAGTTCATTTTCTGCCTTTATAGAAAAATACTCTAAATCGTCTTTTTCTTTATCTGATATGGTAGCTTTGTAAGGGGCATCTTCTTCACTTGTAACAGTACAATTTTCATTATTCTCGTCTCTGCCTTTTGCAACTAACGAAGCATATCCTTTTTTTATTGCCAATAAAATTCGATCAAAATAACTTGTTCCAATATTTAAAGCGTTTTTACTTTTCGCACTTACCTCCATTTTTGAAATAACCTTTGTTGCTCCACTTTCCCGCACTTCTTCTTCTGATGGCCCAAAAATTCTTGCGAAATCTTTACGATTAGCGTTTGGAGGTATTATAACTGCCTCAACGGAAAGTATTCTACTCATAGCATATAATTTTTCCTTCAATTCTCCAATATTATTTTCCAAGAAAATTTCAAAAGTAATGTCTTCAAAGTATTTTTCAACTAATGCTTTAAAATACTTATTAAACTGATTATACCCTAATGCATTTCTAGTAATAAAAGCAATTTCCTCGCTTTTCAAGTCGAAATAAAAAGTTGAACTTGCCGCACAATTATTAGCATTACTTGTAATTACAGTATCATTTTTCGCATCATAACTCTGTATCTCTCCTTCATAAATTTTAACTAATCGTCCACAAATGACCTTATTTTTACTATTTTTTATCAGATTGCAAAATTTATATGTAACTTCTTTTTCTTCTTCACCTCGTCTTTTTTCTCTTTCTGTATGTCTTGTATTTTCATCTATTTTCTCGAATACCTCTTTAAGAATCTTATCTTTTAATCCATCGTCATCGTATACCTTGTATATTTCAGAATTAATATTAAATTTTGAAAAATAAATTTGAGCCACTTCTTTTCTCCTCCGTGAAACATTTTCTTTTATTCTACTCCTTTTCTTTCAAAAATACTATTCCAAAAATACACAAAAAATACACCCTACATTTCTATAGGATGTATTTTAAGAAAGTTTTACGGAGAAATAACCAAGGCGGCTATGCCTTTTTATTTCATTTTACACTTTATCATACTCTGAGGGGACATTGGGGGACATTTTCAAATTTTCTTCAAAAAATCTAAAATTCCTTTTCCTGCAATTCTCTTCGGTGTAGGCCACCTTCCTTTTGGGAAATAAATCATTCATTCTGTAAGCTACCTGCATCCAAGTCAATCCTTCAATGTAATACAGGCGGAACATGATGCGAAGTTCGCTTTTTTCGATAGATTCTATGTATTCTTCTGCCTGATTCGTAATTTCGAGAAGTTCTGTTTCTTTCATTTTCAAGCGTTGCCGCCTTGATACTAATAATTGTTCTACTTTTGCGTGTTCTGGAGTAGGGAAACCCGTCACTTTAAAATGCTGTATTCCTCCCATGCCTCCTGAAACTACATCGCTCACCGCTCCTTCTTTTTCAATCTTTTCTAATCGCTCCTCCGTCATTTTTATGAGTCTCCTTAACTCTTTTATCTCCGCTTGCATATCGCAGTACTGGATCAGGACTGACTTTTCCAACGGAATCACCTCTTTCCTGCTATCTATAAATCTTGCCTGTTTTCTTATCTCTGAGTTTAATCCGTCCAAATACTTCAAATCCTCTTTTATTTGCTTCTCTTCTCATATTCTCAACCGTCTCTCTTACGGCATTAGGAGGCTTATCCGCTGCCTTAATTGCATCGTGAGCCGTTTTGTCTTTGTAATGTTCGTGATTTCGTGTATCCATCTGATTACCTCATTTGTTAAGTATGTAAAATACAAATCCTGTATAAATTAATGCCGCTATAATTACTATTGCTTCTGTTATACTCATTCTTACTCCCCTCAAATATGCTCATGCAACTCCGGTGGTCCGAACGACTGAGGCTCCAGCTCCATCAAAGCATTATATCTCTCAACATGTTCATCCGGTGTAATCTCATCGTTCATAAGCTCCTGCTCCAGCTTGCCATATTCGATATCTATCCTCTCTTTAAATTCCTGGCGGCTTATTTGTCCTTTGATAAGCATTTGTTCTAATATTCTGTATTCGTGACTCATAATTTACTTCTTCCTCTTGTTCACCCTTTTCGTATGCTCCGCCACTCTCTTGCAGCCGGCTTTCCATCTCTGGTAAGCTTTACCTTGCTTACATGGCTGATTCATTCCCTCGCAACGGTCTCTTTCGGGACATTTCACGCATGGATTAATCATCTGTTTGCTCCTTTCATGAAATCACCTAATGTTCTATTTTTCCAAGGTGTTTCTTTTATGTCCTCTGGTTTGTACGGTTCCGGCAATGGCATCCACGCACTTGTGAAATATCCTAAAGACGCATATGTTCTGCCTGTAAATGGAGCATAAAAAGCTCCTCCCTCATCATCTACTTTCCAAGTACCTACAAGTGGATTCTGCTTCTCATTTGCAAATGATAACAATACATGTTCCCCGTTCTCGGGTGTTTTTTCTTCTAACGGTATCCATTCACAAATTTTAGGCTGCTCTTCAATCAGCTTAATTACGTTTGTGCCTACAAGTAATCTCTCTTCACATTCCTTAATGAGTCTTTTTTCGTCAATCATCTCTTTCTTCTCCTTTCTGCAGCTTTTCGCATATCTTCCCAATCCTTTCTTAAGTCTTCTGGAAATACTTCCGGATTAACTACTTCTTTTCTGGCTTTCAGCTCTGCTCTAATAAACTTTTGTTTTGTTGTTTCTGTTTTTGCCTTTTCTAAGAGATGCAATGCAGTCTCTAAATCTTTCTCGGTAAACTTAGGATCGCATAGGAAAGATGCTATATAAGGAGGCTCTGCGTCCAAATCATGAAGGCTACGCTCAATAATTTTTCTCACGTTATCCGTATAAAGTTCTAACGGAATATCTATCTTAACTTTCTTCATTGTTTCCTTTCTCCCCGACAGAAGTCGGGGAATCAATGGCATATAGCTCCGTGTTGTATCATGGAGCGGTCAACAAGTTACTGCAATGTGTATCTATCCTTAACCCCGGAGGGCGTCCAGCTTTTTCACCTTCCTGGCAATTCGCTTTGCACTGCGTTCTGTATTTCTTCGATGCTGTCTGCTGGCATAGGGAACTGCCTGTTTTCGTGCCGGCTCTTTGTGCTTCACATCTTTATCATTCATCCGGATAGCATATTCAAGACCTGTCTCTTTTTTTAATGCGTCTATCATCTCCAGCCAGGTAACATAATCCTCCATCAGGCACTCTGTCTTAAAATCAAACCGTTTACGGAAACGCTCTATCCTGGCTGCTCCGAATCCAAATTCATCATGTAATGTCATTGCTGTTAAGATATTTACAGTATCCAGTGTCTGATTCTTTATGTTCTCTATCACCTTATCTACAGCAGAGCGGCTGACTCCAATCGGGATCCCGGTAACACCTCTCATACGAAGTTCTTCTTCTAGTCCTTCGATTCCTTTTTTTCTTGCAACTTCTAGTGCATAAGACATACCTTCCTGTCTTGCACGTTCCAGTTTATCTATTCTGGCCATAATCTTCTCCTATCTGCTTCCAGTAAGCTTTTCTTCCAACGCTGCATAATCATAATCTCTCTGTTCAAAATTATGAAAGCTATTATTGTTGCTTTTCTTCTTGTCTTTGCTGGAGCTTGCTTTTGAATTCGAATTGTTCTTTTGCTTGTTAAGCGGATAGAATCCCTTCCACCCTCGAATAAATGCTGTCTTACATATCAGGATTCTTTCTTCATCCGTATTCCCTAAAGAATGTAATTCTTCTTTTAGTTCTTCTATCTGTTCCGGTATCAAAGGATATTTCTGATTTTGATTTCTCATAGAAATGTACAATCGAAAAGTCTTCTCCAATTCCGGGTTGTTAAAATATATATATGTATTATTTTCTTTTCTTTTATTTTGTTGAATATCTGCGTCATTTATCGGTATTTCTGTTGCAGGAATCGCCTTTTCTGTTACAGAAATAGGATTTGAGGGTGCATTTAATAAAGGTTGACCGTTTTTATCAATCAACCGGTATTTATCTTTATTGACTTTGTTCCTAACAGTCACTGAATCGTAGCGTCGCTGAATTCCAGCAGAGGTGATAATATTTTGATTAAGGAGGGTTTTGTCAAACAGCCCTATATCCGCACAATAATAAATCACTTGCAACACAAAGTCTTTTTTCTTTACCCAGCGGTTCCCGATGGTTTTGATTATTTTTACCGCTAACTGCTCCATACTGGGAATCTCTAAGTAATATCCCTCATGATAAATCATGCATAGCAGCACATCATAGATGGTCTGCCCTAATGGACCATATTCATTCATCAGGTCCATGATCTTAAAATCATCATAATAATCAACATCTTTAGAAAAGTAACTAAGCCCTGTCTTGGCTTTGCGGCCCATTAAGCCACCACCTTCCTTATATGCTGTTTATAGTGACCTCCACTCTTGGAGAGTCTGAATAAAATTTCTCTACAGACAACGAAACAATCTGCGTATCGTCATGATAAGCGACCTTGTTTAACGCATCTAAGATACTCTTTATAACATTATCTAAATCCGGCTTCTTTGTCGGCCGGATAAGACCGGCAAGCATCTGCTGCCGCTTTTTCTTACTGGTGCTCTTTGTTATCGGGTAATATGCAACAATCGTAGCCCGAAGTTCCTCATCCGCACCAAAAGGATTTACTCCAGTCTGGTAATAGCAGGTCTTTATCAGATTCTCATAAAGTACCGTTCCATCTGGAGTATAGGAAAATGTACGACCATCCTTTGTTCGGACAGTCCGGGCCCGGGCCTTTCCTTTCGGAGGGCCGGGCACTGTAAAACTGACACTACTCATTGCTCACACTTTCATTTTCTGATGTTTCATCAGAAGGCACTTCGCTATACTCTGCATCTACTGTCTCTACTTCCTGCTCGTTTACAACCTCCGACATATCGACAGATAACTCTGATTTGATGCTTTCATCCGAAGTAATCGCTCTGGCAAAGTCAGCTTTCACTGGAGCATATTTAAGAACTTTCTTAATTACTGTCTTCTTTGCCATTTCCTCATAATTTTTCTTCCAAGGAGAATAGCTGCTAGAAAAAGACTGACTATACTTTCTTGCGTGCTGGTCGATATCTTCTTTACTCATTACTTCGAATCCAAAGCCGCCGTTTTTAGACTTCCAGAAGGCATATACAAGAAGAAGTTCTCCTCTGTTGCTTGTGGCTGGTTTATGTACAAGCTTCGGATTTAATCCAAGTTCATATTCAAACTCATCATTCTCATAAACACAATGGGCCTGTACCGTCTGAATGTCCTCGTTTCTATATACTAGATCAATCATTCCACGGTATCCAATCTGGAACTGACATTCTAATCTTCCTTTATTCTTAAACGGAATCAGATAAGCCTGTCCAAGTGGCGTGTTTGGTTCTAATCCAAGCTGTGCGGCATTCATTAAAGCGGTCAAAAACGTCATTTGGCTACACTCTGCAAGCTTTGGAGTCGTATTAACTGCTGAAAGAGCCATTCTTGTGAATCTTTCTGGTGTGATTACTTTTGGAAGAGCTTTTTCAATTTCTGGCTTCATTGTTTTAATCATATCTTCAATGTTCATGTTCTTTGTAAGCTTTGTTTTCTGGTTCTTCTTTTCGACTAACTGTTCTTTTACTCCCATGTTGAATCCTCCTTACGCAATACCTTTTACAGTGAAACGTCTGCTTTTTCCTACATTAATACAGTCTTTATAAACTTCTGGATACTCTGACTTCAATTTTTTTGTATCAACTCGTTTGCTCTCTACTGTTTTCCATTTCACTTCATATGAGTTGCTATATGCTGTTTCTGCTTCCTGCATATATTGCTTAACTTCCTGCTCAATCTGTTTCTTCTCTGCTCCGAGCTTCTTTTCTAATACGGTGATTTCTTCTCTTCTTTTCAAAGCTTCATCATATGTAGTAATATCAACAGATTGTCCTGGATCACTGTCTGCATATCTGAAATTGATATAGGAATCTACAGAAGAAGAACCATCTGGTGCCGGCATAACATTTGCAATTACGTTATTCTGCCAGAAATCTTTTTCCAGTTCTTCAATCGTGGCAATCAACTCCTCATCTCGTTCGATGCGGCGCCAAATAAATTCCTTGCCAAGAATTACACAGGCGATATACCAGGCATCCGCTCCGGTTACTGCCATATAGTGATTACACTGTACTTCGTATTCTGGCGGGATAGAACCATCTGCCCATTTATCCGCCGAGAAAGCAGAAGCGGTTTTACATTCGAGTCCTGCATTTTCCCCAACAACCAAGCGGTCTACATTGGCAAGCATAAAAGGAAGTTCGGAATGAGCAAATATTGCATTGGCTCTTCTTACCTTCTTACCTGTCTCCTCGCAGAATCTTTCTGCTACATACTGCTCCAGGTCTCGCCCCTGTCTCATTGCTTCGTTGTCAAACTCTGCTGTCTGTTCTGTAGTCTTGTCTAAAAATACGGATACAGCACTTCTATATTTATTTACCCCACAGATAGCTCCGGCATCGGAACCACCGATGCCTTTCTTTCGATAACGCAGCCATTCTTCATGTGGCATTTCTAACGTACTTACTACTTTATTTAACTTCATATTTGTTTACCGTCCTTTCTATACTGCCTCCAGAAAACCAAAATACTGCATTAACATCTGCATCTTTTCTTCCGGTTCTCCAACACCCTCTAAATCTCCTTTGCGTTCTCCTGCTGGCTGTGCAAGAATAACATCGCCTAAGACTGGTACAGCATTCTCAATATAACCATACAAAAAGGATGCTACAGTATTTGCAATCACGTCTTTTTTGTAGCCATTTTTATCCAACATCATAAGCACAGGACACTTGAAAAAATTATACAATTCATCTGTTACAACCACTTCCACAGGACCGCCCATAGCATCCATGATTGCTCTATTATTACTAAAATCCACATCCACAATAGAAATCTTATTATCTGCTGTTATCTTGATTGTTTTCATCTTTAACACCCCATTATGTTCTAAATCTAATAAAATCAACTCTGTTAATGCCTCTTTGCGCTTCTGGAACAAAGAGGATGTTGGCTCCTGTTCCAGAGCCAACTCGTTTTGCTTGTATTTGCGTAGTAAGAAATTAATTATCATGTTCCTCACCTGCCAGTTTTTCAAGATACAAGATGCATTCATTATATTCTCGTCTCGTTGCATCAGAATCATAACCTAAAGGCATCTCAAATTCCTTACCCCAGTTTTTTTCTTCGGAAATTTCACCTTGCATAGTGAGTACATCTATTGAATAGTTAGCATATCTAAAAAGGATACAATTTCCTGCCTGCTGTGCTGCGTACACCTTCTCTATCAAAAACTTGATAGCTTCTAAACTTAAAGTTTTTTCTTCCTTAATCATAATTTCTCCTTCCATTTTCCTAATTTTGTGTTATAATTTAATTGGTATTTTTTCTATGCACCCAATGGAGCTGCCGCTCCAGGGTGCTTTTTTTCTTCTAGTGCCGGAGTTACATTCTTAACATTACAAACCCCGTTTTCTCCGGCAAATTGGTGTGCTAATTGCTTCCTTAAATGATACATGAAGTAATTTTCTTGATAGTCTTCTTTGTCTCTTCCTTCCCAATCAATCCAGCTTTTGCCGTTAGCTGTATATCCTCGCATGGTTATCACCCCCCTTAAATCTTATTTGGGACTGTTTGTCTATGTTTCCTTGACTTTTCACTAATTCTCCAATACTCTTTCTATACAGGCACTGCCATGCCGAGTACGAAAGAAAGGAGCTATGCTATGTCCTCTTATTACACGATCATAGGTAAATCTGTAAAATGCCCTCAGTATAACCGTAATGTTGTTTTGAGTGCAAAATACCGGTTTACAGATAATCCAGAAAATGAATATGAAGTCAAATTTTCATATGCCACTTGTCCTATTGTCGAAAATTCTAAGCTTCACAAAGATGAACAATGCGAGGATTATAAATATCTGAATTGCTTTAATCCGCATTGCCAGCATCTTGATGATTTCCCGCAAATCTGGGATTCTCGTAAGCATCTTTGATTTCACATTTTCTTTGTTCCAAACAAAACTCAAAGTCGTTAGCTTTTTCAAGGCTTTGACTAATCTGATAAACTGCAGCGTCTACTGTTTCCGAAGATGGTGCAGTTTTTTTCAATTCTTTTTTCAAAATATCGAAATGTAGTGCTGCGTTTTTAATTTCTTTTTCCAAATCCTGAATATTCAAGATTCGTTCTGATACATAAATCAGTTTTCTCATCTCCTATCCTGCTTTCTCAGCATCTTTCATTATCTGCATACCCATCATGACATACTTAAGTTTCTTTCTATCTTCTTTGCTCATTTCTTTAAGTAAAGAAGCCATTTCTCTTAAATCGTTTTTCTGTTCCTCGATATTGTTTTTCTTTGTTGCC